TGGTACTGCTGCTACGTGTTTCGGTGATGCGCAGCTCTAATATTCAATATTGAATACGCTATTCAAACCCCCTTCCTTTATTGGTTGGGGGTTTTCTTTTATTTAAAACTATTTAGTATAGTTATAAGGAGACTTACATCATGGGTAAGAGAAAGAGAAGACTTTTTAGTCCAAAATATGCGAGAAAGTTTGCACACCTTCGTAAAGCCGTTTTCGGTGCTACTGCTGATGGTGCTGTCACCAAGGAAGAGGCAAAGAAGATCGTCGCCGCAGTTGAAGAGGTGGTTGAAGAAGTTAAGCCTGCCCCTGTTGCCAAGCCTGTTGTTGAGCCTACCCCTGTTGTTAAGCCAAAGCCCGTTGCCAAGGCAAAGCCTGCCCCAAAAGCAGCTGCTAAGCCCGCAGCAAAAAAGGTTACTGCAAAAACAAGAGCGAAGAAGTCAAGCTCTGAAGGATAAAACAAAGTCTCCCAACTATTTATAGTTGATAAGGAGACTTAATTGAATGGCAGTTCCTACTTTAACACCAAGCTCACAAACATCAGCAGTTATTTTGCCCTCGGTTGGTACCCTCGGCACAGGCACCGACGGCGCCGGCCTAACCACACACTATCCTTTTGGCCTGTATGCTACTGAAGGGGCAGACCTGTATGATTCGAATTTTATAACCGGTGCTGCTGATCAGGTTGCCTATACTTTTAAAAAACTAGGCGGCGACGTATTAGATATAGAACTAAAAGTTGGGAATATATATGCTTCCTATGAGGAGGCTGTATTAGAATACTCTTATATTGTTAATGTACACCAGTCAAAGAACATACTTCATAGTTCTCTAGGGGCTACAACAGGCACGTTTGATTCTGACGGACAGAGAACAGACGCTTCGAAGACTGATAATGTCGAGCTAAAATATCCTAAATTTATACTTGGCTATAGCAAGAGGGTGATGGACCGCACGTCTACAGAGGTTGGACTAGGTGGAACAGTTCCAATATATTCAGCCTCAATCGATACAATAGCCTCCCAGCAGGATTACGATTTACAGAATATTATATCTAGTTCTGCAACAGACAGTGATTCGCCATTTTATAACAAGGTGGGAAATAATAGGATTAATGTTCGAAGGGTGTTTTATAAAACTCCGCATGCAATGTGGAGGTTTTATGGATATTACGGCGGCCTGAATTCCGTTGGCAATATGTCAACATATGGTATGTATGCTGATGACTCAACTTTCGAGATCATCCCTCCATGGCACAACAAAGCTCAAGCAATGACGTATGAGGATGCTATTTACACTAGAAACTCTCATTATTCTTATGAAATCAAAAACAATAAATTAAGAATATACCCCACACCGCTTCCGTCACAACGTTCAAAAATATGGGTTGAGTTTTCTGTTGATGATGATCCGTGGGAGGAACAGGGGGATCGAGAGAGTGGTGTTGAAGGTATCAACAATATGAACACTCTCCCGTTAGCTAATTTGCCCTTTAAAAATATCAACTCAGTTGGTAAGCAGTGGATCCGAAGATTTGCACTGGCTCTTTCGAAAGAGACATTAGGACAAATTAGATCTAAGTTTGGTCAAATACCAATTCCCGGTAATAACGTTACATTGAACGGAGATAAGTTAATCAGTGAAGGCAGAGAAGAACAAAAGTCTTTACGCGAAGAGCTACAGAAAGTGCTTGATGAGTTGACTTATGAGAAAATAACAGAGATACAAAAGAACATCACAACCAATACGAATGAGGTCGCAAAAACTTTCCCTTATTT